TTAGCCAGAACTGTTGCAGGTGGAAACGCAAAAGTCTGCCACTTGGCATTGTCTACTAAAGCAGTTGCTAAAGTGGTTCTAAGAGTCGTGACGGCAACAGGCATCAGCCCACCATCGAACGCGGATCAAGTGCGTGAGCGATCAATCCTCGCACCTTAGCGAGAAGCTGTGCGCTCATTCGGTAAGGGCTTGGCTGGAAATCGACTGCGTTACTGCCTGAAAGGGTGGCTGTACGCGCTTGCCAGATTTCAACAGATATCATAAGAGCCGCGTTCTGGACTGCTGTATCCGTTGTCCAGTCTGTGTAAGTAGTGGTGGATACAGATCCATAAGGAAAGATTGGGTGATACTCCTGAGCAACAGTGTGGTTTGTTGCTACGCTAATTGAATAATCGCTTACTGCTGTGATTGTCTTAGTGCCATTATAAGAAGAACCTGAATTGGCAATCGTGACGCTTTGACCTACATAAAAAGTGTCTAGAATGTTATCGTTAAAATATAAAGTGCCTGTGCCGACAACATTACTGTGAGCAACTGTAAACCATTTAGGAGCCCATAACATTGGAATAAGGACTGCATCTGCGGCATCTGCCACTTCTTGAAGGGTCGCGTCTGGATACAATGTGCCTACGCCTAATGTGCTGCGCAGTTCTGCAACTGTTGTAAGTGCCATGTCAGATCCTTTCTAAAGACTCTGGGGAGTAGAGGGCTACTACTCCCCAGAGCGACTTAGTTACCTAGTTATCAGGTTAGGTTGAACCAGTTTGCGCCAGCCGCTAACTTAGTGGCAAGTGCTCCCTGACCGAACAGTAGAATGTCTACAGTTCCGTCTGAATTAACATTAGTGCGAAGCTGCTGACGAGCACCCTCGTACCATGTGTAAGCATCTGGGTTAATAACAGCCATTGAATAATCTGCTGTTCCTACTCCACCAGAACCCTTCATGTAACGAGATACACGAAGATCAAGACCTGCAACATTACCGCGCAGGCTTGTTGGTGAAAGTGCTCCTGCATTATTTTGAGGATTTGCAGCGATGTAAATTGGTCGACCAGCATCATTGTAGGACATGATGTTAGCCCACTGCTCTGGTGTGACAACCATGTTGCGAGCAAAACCAAGTGAAGCAGAATAAACTGCTGCTGCTGCGCTTGAAACATAACTTAGCAAACCTGTTGCTGAGTTAGCCTGTGCTGTTGCGTTAAGAGTACCTGCGCCCTGAATAGCAGTTGTTACAAATTCTTCAGTATCTTTTGCGTAAGCGTATTCCATCTGGACAAGAAGCTCGTCTAGGAATGCAGGTGTTGAATTTGTTAGGAGTTCTAGAGTAGTGATTGCACGACCCTTAAAGGACTTCTTTGTAACTGTGATAAATGATGCTTCAAGTTGTGACTCTGTTACTGGTGAGTTCTCATCGATCTGATCGACTAGAGGCACTTCAGTAATCTTAGGCAACTCAAATGTTTTTCCAAATTCTGGCATTGTACCGCGAGAAACTGAATCAATCATTGGGCGATCTGCGTTAGAAAGGAAGTTAAGTAGCTGTGTGCTTTGTGGTGTTGGGATAAATCCTGCACCTGTTGTCTGATCGTTGTCAGCAGCGCGTAGCCATTGACGAGATTCATCATCACCAAAGAGGTTAGCCTTTAGTGTGTTCTCCAAGTAGTTACGCTTTGTGATTTCGATTCTTGGAGATGTGTAGTACATCGCTGTTACAGTAGGGCGAGCAGCCTCGACAGGTGCTGCCTCTACTGCAGGTGTTGCTTCGACTGCTGAAGTGGTATCTTCCACGGCTGTCTCGCTTTCTGTAGTTGGGTTTTCTTCAGCAGGGGTAACTTCCTCTGCTGCGATCTCTAGCACCTGAGCCGACTTAAAGGCTGGCTCTGTTACGAGAGAAACTTCTTTTAACTTTGCCGCTGTTACGACTGTGTGTCCGTTGCGTGATGGCTTAGATGCAAGGATCTCTGCGCCTATGCTTAAACCTGAAACCAAATTTTCGCTTGCCATGATGAGGGCATCTGTGCCAGCCTGTGAACGGCTTAGCTTAAAGGTTGCATAAATGCCATCTTCTTTTTGTTCAGCTGAGATCATGCGACCAACAGGCTTCTTCATGTCATGCTGTGATAAGAGCTTAATCTTTGTTGGGTCTGCAATCTCAATAGATCCTGCCTCGAATGCATAAGATCCAAGATTAGTGCTGCCAATTTCATCATTACCAAAGGGCACTATCTTGCCAGTGATTTCGCGCTTTTCTTCGTTGCACTCAATCATTGTGGCTTCGATGTATAAGTTTTCC